TGGTTTTTGGGTAGATATTAAATATGAACTTGTTTGGTTTAAAGCTGTGTCTATCCCTAAAGTTAATCCAGGTTTAGGACCAAATTTTACTATTTTTTTAAATAATCCTAAATTAGAATAGATTTTATATTCTTGTTTTAATGAAGCTTTAATACTATCATCAAATGGAATTATTTGACATAAAGTTTTATGTTTAAGATCATCGTTAAAGCTTTGATAAAAACCTCTAAGTGTAGTCCAACTTCCTTCTTTAAAATTATCTAATCTAACATCAGTAATAGAAAGATCATCATTTATCGTAAGGTATCTATTAGTAGAAATGTATGAATATCCTGGTATAGCTAAAATATCATTATCATCACCACCATTTTCGCTTCCTATTAATCTATTACCAATATAAATATTTCTTGTATAATTTTGAAGAACAGGAGTTTTACCATAAGTAGTATCTCCAGATCTAAATTCATTAACCACAGCCCCTTCTAACTGTCTACCATCATAACGTGATGAATTCCAAGCTTTAGTTGTTAAAACTGAGTCATTAAATTCATAAGGATCAGCTTCTTCAAGAATATAAAGTTCAACTTCATAAACATATGAGTCACCCCCACCAGGAGTATCTGCTATACCTAACATTAATGTAGTTATAGCATTATTATTAGTATCGAAATCAAAAATAGTCTCAATTGCCGGGGTATTCGGATCTATAGTTTTAAAAGGAGAAGTATAAAAACCTGTTAGAGTACTAGGAGTATTAGAATCACCAGCAACAATATAAAGCGTATCACTACTTAAGGTTTTAGTTTTAAATCTAAATTTTCTACCTTGAATAGGATTAGAAAAAACTAATGCTACATAATTATAAGAAAGAATAGCGTTATCATCTAGTTGTAAACTTAATGTAGTGCTAGAATCACCATCAATTATTGACGCTACTCCATCTGAGCCTCCACCAGTATCTTCAACAGTAAATGCAGCTAATTGGATATCTAATTCTCCTGTATTGTATAATGCTTTTAAATTAATTTTTCTTGCCATTATCTTAAACTATAATATCTACTTTTTCTTAACGTCTGTGCTACGTTTTCAGTAGCTGTGCTATAGCTACCTTCTTCAATATAATCTACAACATCAATAAGTACATCAGGGAAAGACTCATATGTAGAACTTATTGATCCTGAGGGAGTATATCTTGCTAAATGTTCAGGTAATTGTTCATAGTCAACGTTTGTACCTGCAATTTTTGTCCTTTCTAAATAGTGAGGTTCAATAACTAAACCTGTTTTTAGATTAGCTTTTGCAGGAACAAATTCTTTAATCATTTTAAATAATGTATGATCAAAAAATTGTATCGTTCTTATATAATCACCTATTCCTAATTTTTTATCTAATTTTTGGGTATATATATCTCTTAAGGTCTTTAAATCAGGATAACTACCAGAAGTATAATGCGTTGGATCTCCTATATAGTCATCTAATCTAAATCCACCTAGTGTATAAATAATATCTTCATTAACCTCAAAAGTTGGCGAGAAAAATACACCTAAATCTGAATAATCTAAAGGTTGTCTATCTTGGGGTGAAGTTTCAACCGAAATAAATGGATCTAAGAAATTATCATCAAACGTTCCATTATCAATTCTTACTTTATCTGATACCATTCCCGAACCCACTGTATCAGGAGTTGTAAGGTGGTGGGTTTCTTCTATAGAAATAATATCTGTGTCCGAAGTAGTAGCCAAAGAGACAGTGAATAGATTCCAAAAATCTGAGTTTGGGGCATAGTTGGGTTTAGAAGATCCAAATTCAGTTTTATTAGTAGAACCTAAAGGATGCCTATACATTAAAGATTCATAACTCGAACTTATAGTATTACCATTATAATTAAAAGGTGATAATGATTGAGTTATAATAGTATCTAAAGTAAGTTTTTCACTCCAAGCTCTAAACTCTTGGAAGCTACCTGAAGTACCACCTGCAAGATAAACAGTAGTAGCTGAACTGCCGGGTCCTATTCTGATTTGTGTAGGATTTGAAAGCCCATCTTTTTGGTCTTCAAAATAACCAGTAGCATCTATACTACATGAAAGTATATGAGTGTTTTTATTAAAAGTAGTATTAGTAGCGTATGCCTCTATAGTATTACCTTCACTAGAACCACTGTTAAATCTTACAGATATATTCCAAACATCACCATTTAATATAGGTCCTAAAGAACTAGCTGATTGGGTTTTTATTCTATCACCTGCAACAATAGGTGTATTAGAACCTGACACTAATACTAGATGAGCAAAAGATCCTGAGTTTAATATAGTGTTATCAATACTTTGAGATATACAAATAGCAATGTCTGAAGGTTCTGAAGGAGTTACTATTGAATTATTATTAAATATAGCTATGTCGTAAAAAGTCCCAGCGTAGTTAGTAGGAGGAAGGTGTCTAAATTGGACTGTTTTAACAGGACCTGAACTTGCCAAATCATCATCTACTGTACTTAGTATATAAGAAGTATCAGAGTTGGCCTTATACATTTTGCTTTCTTTTTGGTAACTAAATGTTCTAAACCCTGTTTTATCTACTAATGGACCTCCATACTCTTTAACGTGAAGAACTGTTTCAGGAATACCATAACAAGCAATTAATGCTTTTAAACCACGTTCAGTACCTTTTGTTTTTAAAAGATATGATGAATTATGATATAATCTTTTCCAATTTCTTTTGCAATATCACCTTTAGGAATAGGTGCATTAGAAGCAGAAATTAAAGTTGACCCATCAGTAGGGCTATATTCAAACGCTCCTGATCCATCGTCACCAATAAGGTATTCATATAAAGGAGCATTAGCAAATTGATCATAGGCACTAATACCTCTTGAAGTCAACTGATTTAATACTAAATCTTTAGATATACCATCTTTTAATCCACTGTATGCTTCATTAATATCAGTAATACTATCTATATAAGCCCATATTCCATCAAAATATTGACCTATCATTTCAACGAATAAAACATATTTATCGTTTTGAGTATTATCTCTAATATGAGGTGGAATAGTATTTACTAAATTATGTTGATTCCAACTATCAAATTTAGAAGCACTTAATAATTGTCCACCATAATATAAATTAGTATAATCATCTGTAGGTGCTCCCATCCATCTAAGAGCAGTTATAGAATCTGTCTTAACATTTGTATAAGGATAGGTATTATTGGTTTTAGGCCACGCATAAGCACCTGATTCGTAATACAAGTATCTTTCATAATAATCAAATCCTTGTATTAATTTGTCTTGTTTTGAAACAAATATAGACTTATTTTCAAGTACAAAATTAGAAGAACTTATACTACCTGTAATATTATTTAAATTAGCTATTGAGCTAGAATAAGTTTCTAATAATTCTAGCTTATACTTAAAATTTTGTAATCTTTCAATAGCAGAACTAAAATGAATAAAATTTTCAAAATGATAACCTGATATAGTATCTGTATTATCAAATTCTAAGTCTATTTGAACCGTACTATCATTTAACATATTTTGGATCCTATTAAAACTAGAACTTATAGATCCATTAGTTAATATTTGATCAAAGGTTTTTTGGCTACTAGGTACTGTAAATATATTATCGTTTGATAAAGTAAAATTAGGAGGTCCTATATCAATACCAATGTCTGCTGCTTTTTCGGCAGTTAATTGGACTGTGACTTCTAATGGGTTAATTACATCTTCAACAATATTAAAAGAACTTCCAACAGAAAGATTAAAGGGTAATGGGTTATATAATTTAAGTAATCCTGTTTTATCTCTACTTAAGAGAGAATTTAATATTAAAACAGATGACTTTGGTGTAATTAAATTAATATCTCTTACAAAAGGAGATGAAGTTAATATACCATTTAAAGTAGCAATCGCAGATTCAAAATCAATTTGATTAATACCATTAGGAGTGATTCTTATTTCTCTTCTAGAAGGGGAAATTTCAGATATAGTAAAAGCATCTTTAGAGACTTCTAAAATACTTCTTTGAAAAGAAAAATTCATTACATAAGTCCCTGAATTATATCCATAATCTCTGAGGACTTGTTCGTAATCTATATCTATAGAAGTTATTTTAGGAGTTCCACTAGTACCAGGAGCATCAGTATAAGATTCATATTCTCTAAAACTTTTATCCGTAGTTAATAAAGTTCCTTGCTGATCAAATATTTTTAATTCAATAGAGTCATTACTCTGCCCAAAATTTCTTACTAGCTGTTTAGTAGGAATTTGGTCTATATCTTGAGAGTTAAGAGTCTCTATTGTTTGGGTATTTAACGTAGCCATTTATTAATTTGGTTTTAATGATTCTAATTTACTATCGATAGCAGATCTAACTTTATCTATAGCTAAATTTATATCTCTTTCATCCTTACCACTTGAAGATTTTTTAACATCAGCTCTCCATTGACTTTCACTTCTATTAGAATATTTTAAATCACTAGCTTTTGCTTTTTCATAAGCTTGTTTTAAATCTTTTTTAGGACCATTTTCGTATTTATTTTCACTGTCATTTTCTAATTGACCTTGATTAAATAATTGTTTTAATATATCTTGTAATGTATTATAGGTCATAGTAGGATTACCAGGATCACCAATCTGAGCTACATAAGCATCATATTCTGCTTGTGCGGCTTGGTTATTAACAGATTCTTCTAAACTTTCAGTATCGCCTAAAACTAAATTTTGAAGTTCATTTTCTAATCTTCTAATTTCACTTTCTAATTCTGATATTTGAGTATTTAAGTTATCTACAACAGGTTGTAAAGGATTATTATAACTTTCTACATAATCTAAACTGGTTTGAATTATAGTAGTGTGAGAATTTTCTCCTTCTTTAGGAATGTCAAAAAATATCTCATTATAATGATCAAAAAATTGATCAATTTCTATAGGAAGATCAGTAGTATTTAATTCACTAAATGATGTATCGACTTTTTTATTAAAATCCCCTTTACTATATATAGTTCTAGTAAACGTTATATCACCTTTATATTTAGAAGGAATTGGATTTTCTTCATCTACAATAGGACGAGGAGGTAAAGCTCTTGCCTTAGATTTACGAGCTCTTTTTTCTAGTAAATCATTTTTAAGACTTATTCTAGCATTCCCATAATTAAGAGATTTTGGTGATCCAGCCATTATGATTTAGTTATTTTAAAGTAGTATTTTTCATCAAAAACTTTTATTCCATCATTATTTTCATGTTTAAATAAAAGCTTATAATATCTTTCTTCTTCTAAACCATTCATATATAGTTTAAAATACATACCTTCAGAATCAGCACTTAATTTAGAAGTAGGCCCAAAAGGAATAATTGTTTCTTCAGTTGCATAATCAACTAAAGAATAATAAGATTCACTTGTAAAATATTTAGTATCTAAATAATTTGAAGACGTAACAAATCTACGTGTAGGGTATAATTCTCTAACATTTAACCTAAATTTAGGCTCTTCTATAGTTTTAAATTCGCCTTTATTATTTCTTAAAGTAACAAATATTTCTCCTGAACTTAATACAGAATTACCTGAGGCATAATTAGTGTCATAATTTGAATCATCCCAAGCAATATCTAAATAAGGTGGGAAAATCGTATGAGTATCCATAGAGAAGAAATTCAACTCCCCATCACTTATAGCTGTAAATTCTTGTGAACCTGAACGTTTTATAATAAATCCATTATTACTAACCCCATCAGGGTAAGTAGCTGAATCATTACTAGCACTGTAATGTTTTAATATAGGGGAGGTTATATCTAAGGAAATATCTAAATTATCATTAAATCCATAACTTCTAGTAGTTTCAAATCCTGAACCTGTATACCATACACCACCTCCGGGCGATGTTGCTGTCCAACTTCCCGTAGTACCCGCAGATAAACTGGCAGTATTCCAATAAGTCCCTATAGCACTATATTTGATCGCATTATCACTTCCATCGCGGTATTTCCAGGATACCCCATCAGTAATCTGAGGAGTATTATCTAATCTACCAGTACCATTTACCCAACTCTCAGCTAAAGGATAAACTTCTAAATGCTGATCTACACTTAACTCTCTATGTTCAGTTTGCCATAAGTTTAAACTAGCGGTGACTATATCTTTATTGCCTACTTTATTATTAATTACATTAACTAACTCAGTTGTATTAAATTGTATTAATATTCTACTTGGGTAATAATTTGAATCAGTACTTGATTCAATATCTCTTATAGTTAGTATTTCATCAATACCTGTGTTTAAAGATTGATTAGTAGGATGAGAATATATTGTAGCGTCCTTTTCGGGAAATAAGAAGTAATGTGCCATTGTTATTAATTATCGAGTTACTCTACCAATTATATCGTTATTAGGATATTTCAATTCAAATAATGCAGGATCTACAGGTGGGTATATTATATTATTACGAGTAGCAGCTTCGAAGTTATATTTAAATTGAGAATAACCATCATTAACTCCGTATTTATTTGTAAAGATTACTTTGTCTACATTTTGGACTCCATCAACAGTGTATAAAATATTATTTATATCACCTTTTATGATTGGTTGATTGATTTGCCAGTTATCAATATTAAAGAAATCTTTAAGTCTATTAATGCATCTAATCAACACAGAGTCATTATTAAATCCTTTTTTAACACTGATATCAAATTCTACACTAAAATTTAATACAGATGCATCTTTAATATTAATAGCATCTGTTAACATTCTATATTGTTCTAAATAAGTTGCTAAATTAATTTTAGCAACATCAGGTAATGTTTCTAATTTCCTTCGAAAATTATATCCTAAAACGTATAAATTTAAAGCATTAGGATTAGCAATACGCTTACTAGTTTCAAGAGATATTTGATTATCTTGTGTTATATAGGCTTTAGCTATATTCCCAAATTGAACAGGCATTGATAATGCTCTAAATATATAATCTTCTTTAGTTACAGTTCGTTTTTGAGCTGCAAATTGTGCCATAGTATTTAAACGGATGTCTTGAGCTGAATCACCTGGTCCACCCCCTAAAGCGGGTTTTGGGTTAGTGCAAGATAAAGAATTAACAGCGTCGTTAAAAACCGAGGAATCAAGATTACCTTGGCGAGGAGTTATAACTACATCACCTATTCTATTAATTGTATTAGCGTTAGTATTAGCTTGAACTCCACCACCTACTAAATATTTCACAGTTAAAGTAGTATTAGATGGTGCTTCACCATATGCCTTAGTATATAAAAAGTTAGAAGGATCATAAGCAACATCTAATAATGATCTACCATCACGAATACCTAAACCAATATTATCTGGGTTAGGAATAATTGTTGTATCGTCACCCCCGGTTGATCCAGCACCAAAATGGATTTCCATTTTTTTATTTGACCTAAACCTAGTAATAAATCTTTTAGATACTTTTTTAGTTCTTAATAAATAAGGAACTTGTCCATTATATTGAGGTAAATCCGGATCATACGCTTCATTATTAGGCACTTCCTCAAACACAGTTTCTTGAGCTAAATAAGGTACTTCAGTCCAAGTATTACCTTCTGAGTCTGTGATTGATTGGATTCCTATTATATTAGAGTCATCTAAAGATATAGTTTTAAATCTTTCAACTCCTTGTATATTAAATGTAGCTGTTTTAACTTCAGCACTAATAGCTTTAACTTTTTTCTTTAATAAGAAATAATCAGGTTGTGTACTGCCGGGTGCTAAAGAGTAAATTGTTTGCTCAGTAGGGTCAGCAGATGAAGAAAATGCAAAATTTACATCATTTTGTATAAGATATCTTACCCCACTACCATTATTAGGCAAAAACTCAGAATTTTGTCTGACTTTATATGCGTACCTCCAATCAGGGTTACCATTAGCAGCAGGAATTTGTTGGAATATTTCTAACTCAACCACCGCAGGAGTAGTTACAGCAGGAGTATATCCTAAATTATAGGCTAAAGCATATAAGTTTTCTCTTTCTTGGGCATATTGTAAAAATACCTCTTGAATTTGAGCGTCTGTGTAAAAAGAAAGGACATCACCAATATATGATGCCATTTCAATGAACATAGTTCCGGGGCTACCTTCGGTAAAATCATTTAATAGGTCAGGGTAATATACCTCTGCCATATTGATTAAGGCATTTTTAAAATCATTAAAATCCTTATCTAAATATCTTACGGGTTTTGTGTTATTAACTGCTGTAGAGTATGCCATTATACTTCGTTATTAAAATTGTCGTTAGTAAAACTTAAAGCAACCGAATCTTCTTCATCATTATTATTTAAACTATAATTAATTGTCACATATAAAATATGACCTTGTGGACCACCATCTCTTAGAGCTATATTTTTTAAAGTAATTTCTGGAACATATTGTTCAACTTGTGGGGTTACTATAGCTCTTAATTCTTCACCTGCTATGGGGGTATTTTGCTGGAATAATCTGTTTTTTAAACCAGCACCAAAGTTAGGATGATGCACTCTTTCACCAGGCGAAGTTAATAAAACATTGATTAATTTTGATTTAGCGTGATCTTTAGTTGTATAATCTAAATCAAATATTTTTTTTCTATTAAAAGGCAGTCTTGCACCTACTGCGACTTTTTCATCAATGTCGACAGGTTCTATTCTAATAGGTTTTCTAAGCTTAATAGCCATTAGGGTCTAAAGGTTTTCTTTTTATCCATAGCTGTCATTAATTGACTGTAATCTTTGTTTATAAACTGGTTTACAGGATCGTTAGCAGCAAATGTTTGTTCTGGTGTAGGTGCTATAGCTGTTTCAGATAAAAGTGAATTAAGAGTATCATTACCCGTATTAAAATTAGGTGGGGGCATTTGAGCTCTTAATTTTGCTCTAAAATCTTCTACCTCTACTTTATCGACTTTATTTTCAAATATAGGTTGTTGAGGCTGATTATTCAATTCTTCTTTTAAAGTTTGAATTTCGCGTCGTAATGCATAATCGATTTCTTCACGTACAACTTTTCTAATAATTTTTTCGAACGCACTTAATTTCATATCTTATGGTTTTTAATAAATATTAAATATTTCGATTTATTGGGATTTCTCTTATACCTGATTCATATACTTCAGTACCTGGGCCGTTTTTCGTTACTTCATATCTAACTTTATATGTTGGAAGAACAACTTTAGTAATTACATCTTTTAAATTATCAGGATTCTTTAAATACGTTTCAAACGTAATACCACCTAACACTGTATTAGTATCTTGATCTCCTGTGGTAGTATCTTGTGTTTCTGTTAGAGGTAATGATAAATTAAAGTTAGCCCATATAGAATTTAATTGATCTAATAATGCTTGTAACTGATCAATTACCGCTTGGGTATTATTAATACCTAAATCTATAAAGGGTTCTAGTTGGTCTACTTCATCTGTAAAGAATTTAGTAGGAGTATTTAAATTAGATATAACTCCTTCAACATTTTTAATTTTGTCTTTAAAATCTTTTTTAAATTCTGTGATTTTAGCAATTACAGTACCACTAACCACAGGGGTTACTTGAGAAGCTAATACAAGATCTAATGTAGGTAATAATTTTTTTATTATAGTGATAATTCCTAGTTCTGGGTCTGCAAAAATATTTGTGACTTCATTTAATTTAGAAAAATTATCTCTTATAGAATTAAATTTAGCTTTAATAGCTTCTAATTCTTCTTTTACTCCTTCTAATTTTTTTATAGCTTTTTCTAAAAGATTTCTAAATTTATTATAAAGTCTTTCAGCTTTTTGTAAAGCATTAGGAGAATCTAAAACTAATCCTTCAAGTTGTTGTTTAAAATCTTGAGGAGATGGAACATTAGTTATAGTTTCTTCTTGAGCTCTTTTTTTAGCAATGACTAAAATTCGATCTTTTGCATCAGAAAGAGTAAAAGATGCTTGATTAAGAATATTATTTACTAATTTATTAATCATTTGATAAATACTTTTTTACTATCAATATCATCTAATCTAGATTTAATCTTAGCTAAATCCTTTAAAATAACCTTATTTAAACCATTATTAACACCTGGGTTAGGACCCATTAAACCTGAAGTCATTGGGTATTGTACTTTAAAAAACATATCTAAGGCATTAATTAAATCAGTTAAGATTTGTTTTAATTCTCTACTTCTAACTGCAGGTATATTTACGTCTTGTCCATTTTCGATAGGTCCTATATAAATTTTAGAACCATTAATAAACACATCATTTTTGCTATTAACATGGAATTCACCATCAGTTTTGAATACAAATAAGTTTTTAGCAGAAAAAACACTGTCATCACGACCATTAAATACTAACCGATCACTATCAATTAATATTTGTTTACCGACGTATTTATCTTCTTGTATAAAATTGGTTGCCATTACGTTAAGGTTGTATGATCTGGGACGTTAGTAATTTCTATATTTCTAGCATAAGTACCACCATTGAAATTTATCCCATTATAACTATCTTCTAAAGCCTTTTTTAAAGCAGAATTTGCAGAAGCAATAGTCCTATTAAATTTATTATTACCATCATGATAACTAATATGGATCCATGATCTATTACCCCTTTCAGGAAATTCCCAAATTAATTGATTATAAGGAATATTATTATTAACTATATAATTAAAAATTTCATATGTAGGTACTCCAGGTACTTGTAAATCTATAGCTCTACCTAATCTATGTTCTGAAGTTTGAGCACCTCCTACAGCTTTATTTAGTTTGCTAATTCTTAATCCTGAAGTTATTCCTAAATTAGGATATCTATCTAACAAAGGATCTATACAATAAGCTACAAGTCTATCTAAATTAAACATAACTACAGCAGCTGTATAATTATGGCCCTCACTAGCGTCTACCCCTGGGAAGTTTTGAATTCCTAAGTCTTTTGCGGTGTTACTTTTAATGACTGTGGCTAAAGTGATTCCTTTATTACCTAAACCTCTACCTGTAGCTGTATAGAGACTATCTTTTGGAGTATTAATATAATCAGCATCATTAAATATAACAGAACCAACGGCTGGATTAACAATAGCTCCTTCATCACTTCCTTGGTCTGCTCTTACATCTTCTCCTTCGTCAATACTATAAGTAGATGAAGAATAAATTAATAACCCTTCATCTTGGGCTTCATCTAAAGCAGCAAATACAGGGTCAGTTTCTTCTACTGACTGAGTAATTTTTGTCATTGGGTTTGAATCAACAACTTCTTTATTACCAAAATTAAATTGAATATCTTGGATTTGTAATTTTTGTTCTGGTTTAGATTGGGGAATTATAGCTGCTGGTTTTTTACTAATTGTTTCTAAAGGTTTAGGAAGAGGAGTATAAGTTGAATTTAAGGAATCAATATTAGTAGAAGTTGCATCTATGGGAATACTTTGATTCTCTAACATGTAAATAGAAGCAGCATCGTTAGTTACATTTTCTTGAGACCCATTACCTAAACTAAGAACCATAGCTTTATCCCCAATACTAGGATTACCATCATCAGGGGTATCTGTTACGTTATTACTTATAGCATTAGTTCCTGTGGGGCCAGTAGTTGTAAAACGGATCCTTTGTCCGTTTTTACCTTCCATAATGGAGTCGCCTTCACTTGGGGTTAAAGGACTTAATTCTGGATTTTCTTTAAAATAATTACCTAATTTTACAGCTACTTGTTCATTGTCTTTAGAATCATCTAACCTAAAAACATAACTTCCATCAGCAGATTGGAATAATTCATATAAAGGAGCATTAGAATCATTAACACCACTAGTATATCCTAAATTTCTTAAATAATTATCTAATTGTTTTCGAGCAGTTTCTCTACTAGGTGATTTAAATTCTTTTTTAAATTCAAAAGCCTTAACATTAGATTCTCTTTTAGACCTTAATTTTTTAGAATCTTTTTCTAATGGTAAAGCATTACTAGCTGTGTTATTATGAACATTAATAGCTGGAGTATAATAATTAGTGGTTGCACTAATATCTCCTTCTAAATCATTATAAACATCGTTACTAGTAGATTCTACAATTTGTACTAATTCACCAATAGTAGGGTAAGTAAAATTATTCTTATTTAAAGGTTTAGCAGAAGGAAGAGCAGTAGAATCAGTATAATCTTGATTAAATCCTACCTCTACAAAAAATATAGTACCTATATCTTCAGGACTATTATAAGCCTGATGATTAGGAGACAAAATTATATCAACAACTCGTTTAGTTGAGTTTTGATTTTTTGGATTTCCTGAATTACCTGCTGATTTACCTTGGTTAGGATTCTTTTTTAGACTCATCTTTTGCTACTTCTTCAGCTATAGCTTGTAGTTGCTTAAGCTCTTCATCAGTTAATAATGAGTCACCACCACCTGAAGAAGTATTATTTTGCATACGTTGTATTACGGCCATCATCTTAATAAGGTGTTC